ATGAAATTTTATTTTGATTATATTGTGTAAAAAGATCTCCATCAGGATCAGGGTCATTTTCATTATAAATTTCAAAAGACCCACTTAATGAGTTAATTACATCATATGTACCATTAATTGGTTCTGCAATAATTGTTAATGGGATAATTGTTACTGCATCATTAGAAACATTTCTAATTTGCATATTCAATTTAGTTAAATCAGAATCATCTGGTTTTAAAGTAAATTTAACTAATTTTCCTAAGGAATTTCCACTAGTACCAAATTGTTTTTCAATATTAATATCAAAATATTCTCTTCTATTAACTGTTCCTGGTGTAAAGAATTTTACTTCAATATTTTGATATGTTCCTATAGTGTATGAAACATTAAATTCATAAATTGAACCTTCATATAAAGTAAGACCATTAGAATATACAGAATTAAATAAAACACCAGTTGATAACCTTAATCCACGGTTTTCTGGCAATACTCCAACATCATCTGGTTGATATACTTCAAAAGTTTCTAGTTGTCCAGTAGATGCACTAATAGACACAGAATCACCAATAACTAACCCGTTATTTGATGCACTAAGGTTAGAAACAATTCTGTCTTCTTCATATTTGGTTACTTCTGCAGTACTAAAGAACAATCTCTGAACATCAGTTCTAGATACATTATTTTCAAGAGTAGTTCCCAGCACTGCTCTTTCAACAATTAAAGTATGATTGTAAGTAGTTGCGGTTAACGTTACATTATCTACAATATTTGGTGGGAAGTCGGCACCTGCAGGTGCTGAACTGCTAGTAGATAGGTATACAGTTGGATTTGCAATATATTCTGTTGCAGTTGGTGTAAACTCAATATCTGTTATTTTACCATTGACATCAAGTGTAACTACGTCTGCTGTATTAGTATTACTTTGAATTTCTCCATCAAAATAAACATAATATTGAGTTCCTCCTGTTGTTCCTGTAGAATCATCAATTCTTACAGCAACTACTTCATTACTAGCATTTTTTTCAATAAGCACATCAACAATTTTCATTTTTTCAGTACCAATACTGATGTAATCACCAATTGAGTATTTTGAACTATCAAACACTGGAACAGAGGTTAAAATAGTTACTTGTACATTATCAACATGAGGTCTAGCAACTGTATTAACTCCTCTAGATACAATTAATCTATTATTTCCTTGAGTAGCAACTACTTTCATAATTTCAGATCCAATTTTAATATAAACTGGATTTCCTGAGGATGGAGTAAAAGTGGCAATAGTTGAATTAGTAAATCCATCAATTAAAAAAGTAGTGGTTACTGTACTAATTCCATTTGGTGCATTTAATTGAGCAAATGATTCTGAAGAAGTGATTGCATTCGTACTAATATTTGCACCTACTAATTCTGACACAGATTGTGTATCAAGTGTTAATTCAGTATTATAAACTATATCTCTAGAATTAGGATCAGGATTATCTCCAATAATTTCAGTTTCAGTATCGGCATTAGTCAAATACATTCTTTCATGAATAGTATCAATTGAATGAATTTTTGCTAAAAATCCCTCAGAAGTAGCAATATTATCACCTACACTAAAAGAACCAAAATCATTAGTATATTCTAAGTAATCAAATGTTGTTTTTGATACTGAGGTGATAGGTTGACCTTTAAGAACACTTACAAAACCTGCAGCATCAGTACCACCTGTTCCTTCATTATCAAAAACAATAACATCACCAAATTTATATCCAGATCCTGGAGTAATAACATCAATAAAATCTAATGATGCATCTGTTGATTTTGGAATAGATTCTACTTGGAAAAATCCAGTATCAATTGGTTTTGGTGCAATAGTAGCATCAAAATCTAGATATCTTCTTAAATTTGGAATAGATTCAATATTAACAAATTGTCTATTGTTAAAATCTTCAAAAGTTTTACCAGCAAATTTAGTTCCAATAAAATATGGAAAACCTAATTTATAATCAGATGTATCTGCTGTTAAAAAGTATGCATATACACCTTGAGGATATTCTGGAGTTACCGTAAATCTACCATTGTTTTCATCTAAATCTGCATTTAAAGAAGACCATTTATAATCCTGTTCAAATTCTCCTCTATTATAATCAGTTCTTAATCCTCCATTACCCCTAGTAAGATTTCTTCCAGTTTCCATACCTACCCATGCCAACTTTTTATATCCTGATCTCATTTTTTGAATACTAGATTCAGCATTTAGAGGGTTAGAATATCCATAAGGACCATAAATTGGAGCACCATCTAATGCCCAACCAATTAAAGGAGAATGAACAGTATTGTTATTGAGATTTACAGTTTCTCTTTCTTTAGAAATTGGATTTCTAATATCTAATTTTAAAGGAGCACCAAGAATTGAATATTCTCTTAAAAATATTTGATTTCCTTGTTCATCAGTTAAAAGACCACCTGAATTAGTATAAAATGCTCCAGTATCTGATCTAATGAGAGAAAATAAATTTGGATTAGTGTTATTTACTTTAGTATAAAATTTAGCGTTTGCATTTATAATTAAATCTTCCCCTGGTTCAAAAATTTCAAGAACTGTGGTAGTTTCATTATATCCAAGACCACCATTTAAAATATTAATCCCTTCTACTTGCTTACTACTAGGATTCCAATCTGCTAGAAGAACAGCACCAAATCCTGGTGTATCAGCACTATCTACCGCCCTAACAATTGGACGTGAATTATACTCAGATCCTCCTGTAATAATAGAAGCATTTGTAATTGTACCTTGATCAATAGTAAGGATTCCAGAAGCACCAGTTCCTTTAATAATTTCAATAGAAGGATTGGATCTGTAAAGGTTACCATTATTAGTAATATTGATATTAGTTGCTGGACCTCCAATTTGAAGTTCAATATTTGCTGTATCATTACCTCCTATTTGAGGAGTAATACGAACAGTCGGTGGTTTTGTATAACCAGTTCCTTCATCAATAATTCTTACTTTTGTAATTTTTCCATCAACAACAACTGGTCTTAAAATAGCATCTCTAAAATTGTCTCCAGTAAATACAGTATCACTTAGATCTTTTTCTACACTAATAGCAGTTGCTTTTGATGGGTACCCTGCACCACTATTTTTAATGTAAACTTCTTTAACTTTTCCATCAACAACAATCTCTGCTTCTGCTTGTGTTCCAGACCATACATCAGTTACTTCTAAAGTAATATCATCATCTTCTGATACACCACCAACATCAGCACCATCAATAGTAATAGTTACACCTACAGCATATGAATTACCTGGAAGATTTTCATCAACTTTTATTGAATTTTGATTAACAGATCCAGAGGAATTTCTAGTAACTATAAATCTAGCACCAAAACCAGATTGTGAGAACCCACTTACAGTGTAAGTTGTATCTGCTCCACTTGAAACTGTAGTTGAAGAAGTAAGATTTATCTCACCAATTGCTCCATTAAAAGGACTTTCAATTTTTAATTTTGGTGGATTATTAATTGCAAAATTATCTCCACTATTAATAATATCAATAGTTTCTATACCACCTCTAATAATACGTTCTTCACTTTTCCAATTATGAATAAAGGTTCCATCTCTAAGAATACCTACAACACTATTTGCTGGTGTTGATTCTTGTAAAGTATCTACTGCCTTTTCAAATACTTTAGGAATCTTTTTAAATAATTTAGCATCTCTAATTTCAATATTATTATCTTCTAAAAAAGTATCGTTAGGATTAATTTTATAATAAGGAATACTAGATGTATAAACATAAACTGAATCAATATCAGTGTATACCTGTGTAACACCTGAAATTATATCTTCATTTAATACAAGTGGGGTTTGATCGTTAAATGTCCAAGAAGTAACTACTAAATTGTTTTCATCAATTAAATTAGTAACAAATCCTAAATCACCTTCTTGATAATATGTGGTATTTTTTATAATTTCAAAATCACTAACACCAGCATAAATGATAAAATATGATCCTTCAATAATAGAACCACCTCTTTCTTTAATTCTTGATAAAGTTGCAACATCATAAACATAATCATCTGTTTTAACTTCAAAGGAAGGATTATCAGAAACCCTTAACATGAAATAATTAAATTGTTTATCATAATAAGTATAAATTTTATCTCCAATCCTTATAGAACCTTCATCAGTAAAATTATAAGTTGAATCTACGTAAATATATGCAGTATCACCAACTACACGAAATTGAGTAGTTACTTTTGTAAAATTAGTTGGAACTATGTTTCTACCATTAGCAATTTCAATCTCAAAAACTTGACTAGCAAATGAAAATACATTTTCAACAGTTTGTACTGGAAATTCATTTGTACCTTGTACTAAAATAGCACCTCTGTCTGCTAATGCCCCTAATGGATAATTATCTAATGTTTCAATTCTTACAATTTCTTTACTTTGATAAGTAGCATCTGATGATCCCATTAAGAGATCTTTATAGTTTGTAATATCAGCACTTTCTTGATATAAGAATTGAAAGTAAAAAGAAATTGCTTTTGGTGTACCTTTAGAAATGTAAAAATCTCTAATTCTTTTAATTACTGTATCTACATTAACAGTGTCAAGATTATCTTCAAGAACTTGTTTAGGAAAATCAATAAGATACTGTTCTCTAATCTTTTCTAAAAGGTAAAGAATGTATGTAAATGATTGATTGTATACTTTTACGTTTGGACTATGACTAGATGCTACTGTAGGAATATTTGAAGATAATTTACCCTCTACACTAAGATCGTTATAAGAATATCCTCTAGTAAGTTTACTAAAAACTGTAAATTTTAATCCTAAGTTTTCTGTTACCTTTTTGCTTTTATATAAAATAACTTCGTCATCAATTTTAAGTAATCCATCAGTTGGAGGAAAATTTACATCTCCACTAACAGTAATTTCGTCAGCATCCTCTGTTAATGGTCCTACTAAAGTTGAAAAAGCATCTACTTCTGTAAAAGTATCAATATTAATTAAATCACTGATATTTCCTAGAATATCCAAAGGATTACTATTCGTTTCTAAGAACGCATAGTAATCTTTAAGAAAAGATACAAATGTTGGATATTCCTGAGCAAAGTAATTTGATACTTGACCTTGAATGGAACTCGATACTTTTTGGTCGTTAAACATAGTTAACTAGATACTGGAATTTGTCCTACGCCTGATGTTCTGTTAGCAGATGCAATCGTATCAAGGATTGTATTTACTTGCACATCCTCTGGTTTAATAGAAATGTATAAATCACGTAATGCTACGATGTCATTTGATTTTGGTATAACTGAAAAAGAAATGGAATCAAGATTACCTACAATAGAATTAATATTAATAGCATTAATATTTATTTCACCCTTTTCATAGTCAATTGTACCTGCATCTTTAGACCAATAGATTTTTTTACCACCACTAATTCTATAAATTGCTAATTTATTAGTTCCATACTTCTCAAAGTAATAAGTAAAGGTTGAATCTTCTCCTGTAATCTTAAATCCATCAGATACTAGATCTGTTTCATCAGAAATTCGGTTTCCGTAGCAAATTTCATAAGAAGCAAACACATTTGCTAGAACTGGCATACTTTTCTTAATTCTAATTCTAGTAATGTTTGATGTAATGCCAGGATCAGTGTTATCAATCTCTGCTACAAGTTTACTATACTTAAATTTACCATTAAAACGATCTAAATCATTATTTTCGCCAAAATTTTGAATTACTGCTCTAGTAACCTCTGCAATTTGCTGTGAAGTTCTTCTTGATGTATTATTATTGTAATATACGTAAGAATCAACTTCTAAAAAGATATATGAAGGATCAATAACTTCAGGAATTACTGAAAGTATGGTATACTCTCTAATTGCTTTATTTAAACTTAATTTTGCTGTTGTAGTTAACTTATCAGCACCATATGGTTTTGCTGCAATGAATACTTTTCCAAACTGAGGAGGACTTGCATCTTCTCCTCCATAAACTGACAATGCTTCTAGGTTAGGATACAGTTGAGTAACAAGTGTCTCATAATCTCTAACAGTAACTGCTCTCTGTTGTGCAGAATATGATCTAGGAGCAAGATATTTGATAGAAGTGATACTTTGTGGTAAAGAACCTCCTGAAGAAGGACTATTTACCGTAATTGTCGGTGTTACATTCTCAAAAGTATTACCACCAAACGTAAATACCCCTGTAAATTCAAAAACAGAGCATTTATTTGCTTCATCTTGGTTATTTACGATATATTCAATGTCAATTTCGTCATTATTCTTTAATTTACGTCCAAATGTGTCATCACCAAACAAAAGTTCAAATTGTTCGTTCTTATTTTCTTGAATCCAGTAAATTTTGTCAGTAGGAGTTAGTCCTGTAATACTTTCTGCCTTTTTATATGTTAATGGAGCATTAAAATTATCTTCGTTGACAATAACACGAAGTAAATCGACATCAGCATTAGCACTAGGGATAATAAAGTGCTGTTTTGTTGATGTGTCAACGGGATAAATTACTCTAAGTAAATTTCCTTGGTAAATATCGATATCTGAGAAACGTACTTTTCTAATTCCGTCAGTATCAACAAATGCTTCTCTAGTAATATCATCTAGAGTAGAAAATACATAAGATCCATTTTCATTAGAACCAATAAAGGACTCACCCTTCTTTAGAGTGAAAGATCCAATCTGTGGATTTACTGGTACATCCATAGAGATCGTTGCTTTTGCAGATTTTGACGATCTTGGTGTATACCCAATTAAATTTGCAAGAGAAACTACATTCTCTCTAATAGAAGCACTATCAAAGAATACTTCATTAGCAATCAGGTTAGCATTTAACGCTGAATAGTAAGTATTGTATGATAGTACATCAATTAACTGTGAAAGAACAGATCCTTCAAAGTTATAATCACTAAATGTCTCGGAGGCACGTAAATACTCCTTCAAACTCTGTTTGATGTCCTCAAAATCTAAATTAGTGATTGTATTAAACGCCATTATACTCGTTCTAAGATAAGGTTAAGCGATTGTTGATTTAATGGTAATCCAACAATGATATAATTAATAGTAACTTCTAAAGAATTGTCATCAATATTGTCAATATAATCTACATTAACAACTTTTACACGAGGTTCATACACTTTTAAGACATCTTCAATAGAAACTGTGATGTCATCTGCTAAAATAGGGTTAAAATTTTCAAAAATAGCACTTTGTACCTCTGTTCCAAAGAAAGGACGAAAGATTTTCTCACCTCTCATGGTCATTACAATGTTTTTTACCGATTGCTTGATTGCATCTTCGTTTTTTAACAGCGTAATATCCCCAGTAATCGGATGTTTTTGAAAACTAGGGTTAATATCGACAAATTTTTTGGAAATATTTGCCATAAAGGACAAAAGATTTTTTTTTTAGCGTTCTACTATACTTTATATATCAATGAAATTGAAACATTTCTAAATGATTGACCTGTTTTTCTTCTTTTTTCGTATTATTACGGTTGTTTAAGTAATAATCTGCTCTTGGATCTGTAATTAGAACCATTCCTGATCTACGAAATTCTTCACTTTGGTCTACTTTGATCATTTTTATTCCTAATTTGGACATGGTAGAACTTTTTGGGAGGTTACCATCTCCAAATTATATTTATTCACCTTTTTCTTCAGGTGTTTTCCAAAAATAATCATCAGTATCGCCCAATCTACCCCATCTAACTCCATTCTCAACTTGATAATACTTAGTAGATACCTTAAAATCAGGTGTTTTTGGTTCTTGAGGGGTGATTGACAGGTCAAATATCCTAATTCTGTTGTTTGGATACAGTGCAAACTGCCCATTTTCCAGTTCAATGCAGTTATGTGACTTATGTTCCTCTGGTGTTTCACTAACATTGGTGTTTGTGATGTCAACATCAGGGTGAAAGTTGTCTAAAGTGAACAAATATTCACCACTGATTGCCCCATAGTTACGTGTTTGGCATACAAAGTCCATAGAACCGATGAATTGCTTCTCAATACAACGAACTCCATAGTCCATACAATTCCAAAATTGAAGGTTAGGTAGGTCTAAATCTTCTTTAGGCAGTTCAGGACGACTCAGAAAGGCACTAATGGGAAGTTTATCGAACATGGCAGCATACTCTGGAAGGTATGTCTCAAAATAAAAAGCACGTCCAGGTATCGATTTTGCCGATACCCAAACGCCCTCTACAAATTCACCATGTCCGTCAACATGGTCCCTAAGATATTCCTTACGGACCCACACTTTCTGTGATGGTAAGTTAACGACTAATTGACTCATATTACCGTCCTTGACCTCTGTAACGCTTTTTCTTCTTATTACGTGCCGTTGCAGAGTATTTTGTGTGTTGTCCTCGTCCTTGACGAGTTTTCTTTGGAATTGCTTCTACAGTATCTGCAACTCCCCAACTACCTTTTGCTTTTGCCATAAATTACGTTTCTGTGTTAATAATGCTATTATAGGTGATTCTTTCTGCTTTGTCAAGCATCTAGATTAATATCTTCCTTGAAGTTCAATGACCAGAAATCTTCGGCACCTTCGTAATCTCTGAAATAATATTTCTCACCTTCGGGGGCATCTAAGATAAACTTGTCAATCTTAGGTTCATATTCAATTAGTGGTTTGTCTAGGTCGATGTCCTTGCCCTTGTCTAAGTTAGACACATACTGTAAATAATCTTCGTAGTCAAGATCAGCACCATACTCTGATGCTTCAGAAAAATTATACTCGGTACTCATTGTTTTGTAATAACCTATTTTATATATGAACCCCCTGGGGAAATTTTTTCCTGAGAAAATTTTTGTATATACGAAATTGCGAGGTCGCTAGGATACTTTTGTAGGTTAGATGGTACCTTTGCATTTTAAACGCCACAACGCCCGCATTAAAAAAGGGGCAGAATCGCCCCGTAGTGCTTTTTAGTGTGTGTCGGTAGGGTGGGTATCCCTCAGCGTTTGGTAATGTGAGCAACCCTACCGAAAAATGTGTGGTCTTACGTGCATCGGAATGTGGAACAAAGTGAACTCAGGTATGCCGATGACCGCCACAGGCGGAGCAGTTAGATACTGCTCTTGCCGTGACACCAGAAGGCGAGACGCATGGTGCTTGCCTTGTCTACCGCTTCAGCGGATCTGCCCATTGCTAATGCACCTTTCTTAAGGTCTCTGCGTGTGAAGTCACCGCGTCTTGTACCTGAGATGATGTTGCGAGCAGTTTGAA